GGCGTCCCACGCCCACACGGGCACCGAAACGACTACGGGCTCGTCGGTCGAGAGTCGCGGACCGCAGCAGCTCATGGACATGGCGCCCACGAGAAGTGCGGTCGTGGCGAAGGTCAGAATGGAGTAGAGGCGGGGGCTTCGCATAGCTTACGGGCGCGCGCTGCATGTGCCTTCGCTCCCTCGCCGCGCGCGGTGACGGGGGTGGCTGTCGTTGAGAGACGGTAAACTGTACCGCACTCGGAGCACGTCGCGCGTTGGAATTTCTCCTGGCCGACGGTGTATGTGTGGGTCACGCGGAGGCTGCCGCGGCAAGAGTGGTCGGAGCACATCATCGGCTCCTCCGTGCTTTCGTGCCGACCATGTGGCCGTGGTGGGCGCGCTGCACGAGGCGGCCTTCATCGCCGAGGTGCGGGTAGAACGCCATCACGATCGCGTCGGCCCGGTCAGGCGATTCGCTGACTTCCATGCGCTTGCGCCATTCGTCCTTGGTCTCGACTTTCAGCTTGCCCTTCCGGTCGGTGTAGTATTGCCGCGTACTGAGTTGCTTGAGCAGCCGCGCGTCGTTGGGAATGCGCACGATGTGTTCGCGCACGAGGTTGCGCAGCATCCACCAGGCTTCGCTGTAGATGTCAGCGAACATCGCGCTGTCGTACGGGCGGCCCTGCGTGTGGAACTCCAGCACGTTCTTGCCCGCCTCGTGGAAGGAGTAGACGACCCCTTGGCCCATCCCGCCTGCGTCGGGGATGAACCAGCAGTCGTCATCGGACCAGTGGGAGTCGTACTGGAGCTGGAACGCGTAGTCGGTCACGCTGATCGGCTCCGTCTTCACGAACGTCTTGAAGTCCACGATGGCCAAGCCTGCGCGGCGCGCCACCACCGACTCGTCGCCGCCGAAGCGCGCGTAGTCGATGCCAATAGCCTGGTTCACCGACATGATGTCGGTGATGCTGGCGCAGCCCATGAGGTTCGTCTTGGTGCAGATCGTCAGATCGCGCAGGCCCATGACGGTGTTCGGATCTTCGTGCGGGAACTCCCCGAGCACGCGGATGCGGTACACGTCGCTGTCGCGGCCGTACTCCCACTCGATCTGCCGGTTACGGCTGGGCGACACGAGGTGCGGGTAATCGCGCGCGGTCTCCTCCGCGTTGAACACGAGCCGGTGCCACTGGTCGGCGTGCGCCGTGAAACAGTCGTAGAACGCGCAGCTCGTAGTGTTCGGGTTCCCGATCATGACGAACAGGGCATCGGGGTTCGACAGCGTGCCCTTGATCGTCTCGATAATGCCGGGGGCAACACCGGAGGCTTCGTCCGCGATGAAGGTCAGGCGTTTCTCGTGGATGCCCTGCAAGTTCTCGGGGCGCGTCGCGGTCGCGGTGCGGATGCCCCAGATTTTCGAGCCATTGATCTCGACCTTCGTACCGTAGGTCTTGACCATCTTACGGATGATCGGGTGTGCGTCCTTCAACAGGCGCGCGCACTCATCGACCCACTGTTTACACTGGCGCATCGACGGCGAGGTGACGATGCACAACGCGTCGGGGTAACGCAGGCACCGCCACAGCGCCACAATGACCGAGATGCTGGTCTTGCCCGGCCCCTGGCCCGAGCGCACCGCGATCCGCTTGAGGCGCTTCTCCACGTCGATCCACGACTCCAACTGCACGATGTCCAGCAGCTCCTCCTGCTGCCAGGTGTAGTCGAAGTTCATGCCCTCACGAGCGAAGACGCGGATGTCCTTGCGCCAGCGCTCGTACAAAGGCTCGAACTTGCGTGAGAAGCGACCCATGCTACCAGACCGTGATGGTACGCGCCCCCTCGACGTGCCGGTGTCCCTCGACGACTTCCCGCGTCTCGCAGAAGTCGGGCTCGGAGCTACTGGCCCCGAGGATCACGAACGTCGTGACCGTCTGGGGCTCGGCGGCGAGCCACTTCGGATTGTTCGATACCAGGCGCATCTCGTGGCCGGGCTCGTTGCCGACCTGGAGCACGTTCCACCGTGGCCACTGACTCACCTCGGCGAGCGCGCGGTTCTGTTTGGTGGTCAGCTCGAACAGGAAGCCGAAGAATTCGCTGGCCAGCTTGCGCTTCGCGGAGATCACGCGCACGCACGATCCAGGCACGTTGAGCAGGCGCCACAACGCGCACACCGCAGCGGCGCGCACGAGGTGGGCGTTCTCCTCTTCGGCGATGACAAGAGGGTCCTCGTCCTCCATGAACCGCTCCATCACCGCGGCTTGTTCGTCGGTGGGAGTCAGCTTGAGGGTGTCGAGGAGATGCAGCGGGCTACGAAGGCTGGTCACTGTTCTCTCCTCCACCAGTTTCGTCGTCAACATGAGCATCCTCGCGCGCGGGGCATCCAAGTCGCCTGCGCATCTGTTGGTTCTCGACTTCGAGGTGAGCCATTTCGACGCGAAGGTTTCCCATGCGCCTTTGCAGGTTTGCCACCACTTTCTCCAGTTCACGAATTCGCTCCAGCAGCGTTTCCCTAAAGTCCTTCTTGGCGAGTCGCCTGTTCTCCAGATACGCGGAGAACCACTTGACGCCGCCAGCGCCGAGTGCGGTTGCGATGAGGAGTTTCGCCCATTCGGGAAGGTAGTCGTCGGGGAGCTGCATGGTTGAAAGGTGCGCGGGGTTCCGCCCGCGCTCGGGTTTTACTGAGCCGGTTCCGGCTCCGCGTGGATGGCCACCGCGGAGAACAGCGACCGCAGGCGCGCGGTGCTTTCCAGGTAGATGTCGCGTTCCAAGGAATCGAGGGAGAGATCCTGCGCCACCATCATGTCATGGAGGTTCATGATCGGCGCCATCGTCACGAGCAGCATGTCGCCGCTCGCCTCGGGCAGCAGGACCATCGCGCGCGCGACTTCGATCGCTGCGGCGACTTGTCCCGCGGCTTCGGGCGGCAACGGGAGCGGGGGCTCCTCCATCGCCATGTAGGCTTCGGTGCGCTGGAGCACGCGCTCGATCGTGCGGGCCACCGGCCCGTCAGCGACCGGCACGTTGCCAGGCGCGGCGCTCACGCAACTCGCGGCGAGCAGCGGGAGCACGAGAATCAGGTTCTTCATTCGTCGTCGTCCTCTTCGGTTGTCTGTGCGACGCCGCCGTCAAGCGAGCCGCTGTGGTAGAGATCCTTCGCGTCGGTTTCGGCGAAGGTGGTGAGGCGCAGGTACTCCACGCGCACACCGAACATGCCCAGCATCTCCTGGGCGCTGCGGGTCAACTCGTCTCGCTTCTTCTCGCGGGCCTTCTGCATGTCATCGAACGTGGTCGAGATGATGACTTCGCGCAACGCGTGAGCCGCCATCTCCGACACGGCGTCAGCCGAGTCCTCGTTCTCGACGAGCCACTTTTCGATGTCCGTGATGCAGTAGACGAGCACGCCTCCAACCCGCACCCTCTTGCCGTCGTCCGTCGTGAGGAGCTGGTCGTCGAGTGCGTGGGTCTGTCGCTTCACGTTGGCCGTGTAGACCGTCGAGAGGCGCGTGTGGTACCAGTGCCGCCCGGCGCCGAGAGTCTTCACCCTGCCGCCCGTGATCTTGACGCCCTCGTCGGTCGCCTCGATCACGGTCATCTTCGGGATCGACCACTGGACTGACCAGTGGACGATCTCGTACGCAAGATGGAAGACCTGCTCGACTCCGGCGATCATGCTCTACTCCTCCTCGGGGTAGACGGCCTCGACCACACCATCGAGCACTTCGTCGATGAGGCCCTGATCGAGCCCGGTCTCCCGGGCGGCGTACAGACCGGCGACCGCGAGCAGCGCGATCAGCAGTCTCTTGTAGCGTTTCTTCATGCGTTTCCTCGGTTGGTACGGGACGTTGTGACAAGGCGTCGGCACAAGCACTAGCCTTGCGCTTCGGCTTCGGACTCCTCTTCCTCGGGCTCGCCCTCTTCGGACTCCTCAGCCTCTTCGGCTTCGGCTTCCTCCGACTCCTCTTCGGACTCCTCTTCGGACTCCTCCTCGGACTCCTCTTCGGACTCCTCAGCTTCGCGCGCGGCGCGCGCGGAGTCGGCTGCGGCCTCGGCCGCCTCCAGCTCGCCGCGTCGTAGTTCGAGCGCCTGCTCTGCGGCTTCGACGGCCCGGTAGGCGTACTCGACGCCCGCTTCGGCAGCGGCTTCGGTGTCGAGGATCGCCTGCACGCGCTGGCGTTCCCGCGCTTCGGCTTCCTCCGATTCACGCGCCTCGCGGCGCGCTTCTGCACGACGCGCGATGGCTTCGGCCCGCGCGTCCTTCTTGTTTTTCAGGGTCATGGTGCTACTTCTGTCCGGCCTTGATGAGTTCGGCCATGATGGGCGCGACCTTCTCCCACGGGAGCTGGCCGAGCGTTTGCAGTACGGCTTGGTACACCGGCCGCGGGACTTCCACGGGCGGCTGCTCCTGCGGAGCGGGTTGAGGTTGCTCGGGCATAGTTGCCTCCTAGAGTCCGAGTTGCGCTTCGAGCGCGGCGATTTCGGCCGCCAGGGCGGTCGAGTTGGTTTGGGTCGTGGCTAGTTCGGCCTGCGCTTCGGCAAGCCGCTGCGTGGCGACGTAGCCC